GTTGTTATGCTATTATCATATTGTAATCTTCTATATCCTGCTATACTACCAATTCCTAATCCACTTGCATCATTACTTCTTATTGTAGAACTAAATGTTGCTGCGCCTGTTGAACGTGTAATTGTTAAAGGAGTATCAATTAACGCACCTGCATCTGAATAACGTCTAATAAAAAAGTTTGCACCTGCATTTGAACCTGATTCTGTACCTGAAACTTCTAAATTTATTCTATTGCTATTGTCTGAACGAAAACTAATTGATTTTGCAACAGAAACGTTTGCGTCTAAATTAGCAATCAATGCACTTGCACCTCCGTCAATATGTAATTTTGTTGTTGGATTTGCAATACCAATACCAAATTCTCCTGATGATAAAACTGAAATTAATTCGCTTGTTGTTGCTTCATTGTAAATTCTAAATCTATGGTCTGACTGAACATTACCAATTGACCATTTGTTTGAACCCGCACTTGCAAAACCTAAAAAAGCATTATTTGTTGAAGTTCCATTTAAACGCCCAATAATGCCTGAACCAAAAACGTCCAATGCAGTTGTTGGCGCATTTGTATTAATACCTAAACGATTGTTTGTATCGTCAAAAAATAAGTTTGCATTGTCTTGACTTAACGCACCTGAAGTTCCAATAAAAGGAACTGACCCTTGCGTTAATGCAGTTGTAATTGTAAGCGTTGCAACTGAACCAACCAAACTAATATTCCCGTCAAAACCATTCGCATCACTAAATACCAATGAATTAATAATGTTCGGCGACAATTCAACATAAGAAGTTAAACCTGTATCCCAACGATACAAAACGTTTGTATCTAAAGCAATATAAATAGTATCAGCAACGCCAACTAAAGGGAATGCCGCAACGTTTGCGTATTCTTCAACCGTTCCCGTAAACAAAGACGCCATTTGTGAAAGCGTAATCTTTTTACTTATTCCCGTTGTAGGATCTCCTATGATTGTTAAATCAGAAAGCGCGGGCGTTAATTCCGTTGCTAATTGGTTTATTTTTTTTGATTCCATTAATAATTATAATTTGAAGGTACTTGACACCTATTGTTAATAAAAGGAAGTGATAAACTAATATCCAATTTTACGCCTGCTAATAGATCTGGATCTTCTTCCGTATAAAATGTAATAGGTAGGTTTTGATTTAAAGTCCAAGTTACATTTCCATAATCTTCAGGGTATCTTAATTGCGCTACAATATCCCCCGCCACTTGTGTCATATCTGATAATACTTCTGTTTCGTTTGTTTCTTCCATTAGCATACGATCCATAAAGTAAAGACTAAAAGAATAAACTATTTCTTTTGCGCCAAAATTCGCACCCGTTAAAGTCATAAACATAGCAGGGTAAGTAACTTCGCCATTACTTAAACGTTCCCAAACATCCCCAAAATAAACAAAATTAATTTGTTCGTGGGAGTTTCCTATCGTTGTTAGTTCTTTGACTATTTGGTTTAATGTCATTCTTTTTTGCTTTTTCCAAATAAACTTTAAGTTTAGTTTGGTTTTTAATTGTTACTTGTTTACTCATATTTAGCAGCAACCGATATTACCCTGATACCTTTCTTCAAATGTTTTTCTATGCTTATTATCATAGTCATCTACGCAACAAGCATCCCCCAACCACATTGAAACAGAATACCCCTCATTATCAGGCTTGATCGAATCAATGCCAGAACCAAAGTTTAGGTAATTAGGATATAAAGCATTATTTTGTTTTAGATATTTAATTAGTCTTTGCTTATAAAATTCTGCTCTTGCTCTGTATCTATTTGCCACGTCAATCATATCCTGCATTGAAGGACTTTCTTGATTATCCCCTGTCTTTCTAATCAATCCTTTATTATAGAATTGATATGATAATCCTTGTGGCAATTCAGACATTACAAAGTAGATTAAACAATCTACGATATAATCATCTAATAAAGTCGTTTGTAAATTTGTATATGTATTCGTATCGACCGCTGTTTGTAATTCATTATAAAGCGCTGATCCTAATGCAGGCAAAATATACATATCTTGCGCCGTCTTAATTTCAGGCAAAACTAATTTTTCGTCTACGTTTGCGTGCAATCCTGTCCTGTCCTTAATCGATTGAACTGATATAAATAATGTGTTCTTACTCATCTATTTTCTTGTTACTATGTTTGAAATCCATTCGTGTCTGCAACTTGGAGAATGATTGCCGTCTGGTTCTGTATACCAACCACCGCCACGATCAAATACAGAATATCCTAAACGCGCACTAATTGTTTCTATTTCGGAACGGCTATACATTTTTCCCGCCTCTAAAAGATATTTACAGAAAGGTCTGCTTGTATCTATGTCTGATTTGCTGAATCCCTCTTTCCATTCGTAGGAATATCTAATTAATAATTCCTTAGTTTGTGGCTTAATCTTTACTAAAAGATCTGACAATGGCGCGGTTAAAATATGTTCTGTAATTATATTCTCATCATATCCTTCTCCTATTGCATATTGATTTACCTCTATATATCCATTTTGAACTAATGTATTGATAACCTGATTTATCGTTTCTATATTCTGATCAAGCGTAGTCGCTAATACTTCTGGCGTTATTCTCTTATCCTTAGACATCAAGTCAAGTACGTTGGCTTGCAATTGATTTACCTCTGCAAACATATGATACTCTGAATCGTCATTAAAGCGCTTTCTTTGCTTCCAAACGTTAAAGGTATCCTTTGCCTCGCCGAACTCAAAAAAAACGCTAAAATCGTCCTTAAATTGCGTGGATTGCACAACCGCAACAGGTTCTTCTGGAGCTTGGTATTTGCTCATATCAATTCCCGCCTTTTCAAGTAGCCATTCTTTAGGCGCTATTTCTTTCAATAGGTTTTCTGTAAACTCGAATCCGATCGGCTCGGTCGGGATTATTGATAATTCTGCATCCTCAATACCTCTATATTTAGCCAACATATTGAATACACTTTCGAGGTGCATCTGCTTGCTATTTACATAGGTATTTTTAAATATTTCGTAGCCGTCTCTCATTTCGGAACGGCTGCCTAATTTGCCCGCCTCTGCAATACCAAAGATTGATGGAGTAGTAATTTGATGCCCGCTAAAAATATTAGTTTGGATTAAAGAATCCACGCGACCGAAATCTTCTTTTGTAATATCTGAAGTTCCTAAATCGTCTACTATTGGTTTTCTTGCGCTATCATTTACGAAAGCTAAAATAAATTTCTTGCCATCTGATCCGCTAAATCTATTTGTAAAACGCTTCTCAATATTGCGCTTTTCATCATCCGAAGGCTCGCCATTTGGTAAAGTTATAAGTTTACTTGCAGAAAACCCTGTTTGCGCATTGCCTAAAACGTGTTTAGATATTTCAATATCTGATTCTATATAGTTAAGCGCGCCAAAGTAACCTGGCAAAGAATAGTATCCCATATTAGGACGATATTCTTTTATATATAGGATCTGTTTGCCGTATGGATTAGATGGATTAAAAGCAGGGTAAACCATAGCCTTTTCATTTCTGTCCGCCCAATCTTCTTTATACCAAAATTGTGTATTGTCCTTATTAGTACGAATTTTAGTGTAATCACAATGCCATACTTCAGACAATTGCTTAGTTACTGACCAAATGATCTCTAAATAATAACCTCCGAATAATTCTGCATCTAAAGATACTTTTCTTGTAAGATCTTCGAGGCTTTCCATTCTATTAACCTTTTCCATAAAAGGCTCTGCTTGTGGGCTTCCCGTCCAACCATTCGCGGTTATATAATGCACCTTGCTTTTTACAATGGCATTATGTTTAGCTGACTTATTGAATAGATCAACCAAATAATTAGGATAGTCGTTGCGGTCGCCATACTGAATATATCCTTCGCCCTTCTTTTCTTTAAATTCAGGCTGCTTGGCTTCTGCAAATGTTAATACTCTTAAATCCATTATTGTCTTATTTTGTATGTATCTGTTGTTGAATACTCTGTAAACTCAAAAGGCGTACCTACTAATTCCATAATTCCTGATTCTAATAAATTTAAACCAGAAGGATTAGTATTTGTAGTACTTGCCTGTTCGTAAACTTCATAATCGTATTGACCATTTAAGGACGTGCTAAAATTAGTATTTGTAACGATACTAAATTCATTATATCTGTCTTTATATTGGCTTATGTCTGTATTATTTAATCTAACAAATTTAATCTCTGTATTTGCGCTTCTATTAGTGAACACAAATAAGTAGTTAGGATTAGTCAATAATTGCTTTTCTGTTAAGGTTAAAATAATGTTTTGGGTTTGTCCCTTTGTTAGCCTGATCATATAACTATATAGCTAAAATAGTAATTTGTTGCATATAGTAGACAAATAAGCCTAATATGTAAAGTTTTGCCTTTACTTTATGTAAACTTTAGTAAAGCTTTGCCTTTACTTTGTTACATAAAAAACCGCCGAACCAATTAAGGAACGGCGGCAAACCTATAAACCTATGAAAAACAAAGTTATTAAGAACCTGGAGTTTCTAAAGCAGAAGCAATATTTGAAGCTACGCTTGGTGCTAATTCAGGTTCTGATCCTGTAAAAGTTAAAGTGAAACCACTTCTATCTCCTTGCGCCGTACCTGTTGAAGCTGCATTTGCAGTCAAATCAATACCGCGTGTTTTTCCTAAATACCAATATAGACCATTGCTATCTTTTACAACCGCAACTAAGCTATTTTGTGCTAACAAAAGTAATTCATTTCTTGTGTTAGTTTGTAGTTTGTTTAAAACTATTTGTAGTTCCTGACCATAGAATACCGTTCCGTTTGCAACAGAAGCAGTTAATGTTTGGTTAAACATTGAAGTGTCTTTCACTAAAGCATACTTCCAAAAACGCTTACCACTCGCCTTAGTCAAAGCAGTAATTACACCACTCGCTTCAGTTGTAGTTGTTACGTTTGCAGCTTCAGTAAAATAAACCTCAACGATTCCGCCTAAACTATCACGGCAATCTAAAGTATATCCCTGTGTTAATGCACAACTCATTGTTAATTAATTTAATATTTTTTTTAAAAAGGGGGGATATTTCACCCCCCGAATAATTATGCCAATACGAACTTCACTACTTCGTCAGGGAATGCGATATTCACACCCATCTTGAATTCAGAAACAAAACGTACTTGATCTGCTTCTTTTGCGTAGAAAATTTCGAACTTTTCTTCTTCGTTCAATAAGTCTGTACCTAAGAACAAGTTAGATAAACGCATTGCATAGATCTTGTTAGTTCCGTTCAAACCTTGTAAAGCTACAACTTTGATAGGAGTGCCTGGCAATACGAATTCGCTATCAGCTTTCACATCAATTGAATAATGGAATTGATTAGCGTTCTTTAATGCAATAGTGTAAGTTCTGAAAACATCTTGACCAACAAAGATAGTCATATCTTCAGCAGCTACAACTTGCGCTGGGATTGCTTGATAAACACCATCTAAGATGCTGATAATGTTAGCAGAAGTAATTGAGCTTAAAGGCGCACCTGAAATGTAAGTAGAAGTGTTAGCAGCTACAACACCTGAAGCAGCACCGATCAATTTAACTAAACCATCAAACTTATTCAAGTTTACGTTTACACTTGAAGTATCGCCTTGCCATAAAGCAATCTCTAATTGAGATGCAATAGTCTTAGCTTTCTTATCAGCAAACTCTTGCTCGAAAGGAATTGAATCGTACATTGAACCCGTAGGTAATGCTTTTTGTAAGTACTTAGATTCTAAGTCTTTAGGACATAGAGCTTCGTTTACTTTGATCTTACCAACTGTTACTGTTCTTTGAGTAAAAGTAGTAGAACCTGATGCAGTAAATCCACAACTTCCACCCGCTTGGAAAATTGCGTCTGTATCCATAATGTTGATAGTTTCAGCGCTCTTTACGCCAACCATCACGTTGCCTGCACTCTTAATTAAAGATGCAGTCTTTGCGCCCAATACAGAATCAGTTACCAATAAGGCTTCGTTTTGCTCTGTATATGCAGCTAATGCGTCTACGTTAAATGCCATTTTTATTAATTTTTAGTGTTTAAAATTGCGTTTCTATATTTGTTCAATCTTGCTTCTTTAATATCATTTGTTTTAATAAATGAATTAAAGCTATTTGGTCTTTGAATTGGATCTTCGCTTGGAGTATTTGAAAGTGCTTCGATTAATTCAGCTACTTGTGCAAATCCTTGCTTAACCTTTGATTCTAATTCCAAAACTTTTAAATCAGATGCGTTCTTAGCTTCGATCAATTCAGCAAATTTTGCCGCAAATTGCTCTGATAATTCAGCCATCTTTTCTTCGTAATCTTTCTTGTCCCCAAGTTCTGTATCAACTTCTGGTGTTACTTCTTCTACCTTAGTTTCGATCTCGATAATTTTACCGCTTTCGTCTAATGTAATTTCAGTGCCATCCATTAATTCGTGATCACCTGCGGGTGCGGGTTGTCCTTCAATAGTAACTAAACCGCCAATCTCTAAAGCTGAAATCTCAACCTTAGTTCCGTCCATTAAAGAATATTCAGCCATCTCAACCTTAGTTTCTTCAACCTTAGTTTCTTCAGCTTGCACTTCCTCAACAGGCGCAACATTGTCCTCAAACAATGCCTTAATTTTTAAAATCGCTTCCTGTGCGTTCATACTTTTTTTATTATATAGTTAAAAAATAAAATGTTTATCACTTAACCTGTGATAATATTTTTTGGATCTCATCTACCATTGATGCAATCTTATTTACTTCCTTAGGTTTGTAGTTAAATAATCCCTCTACGCTAAAGCCTGCAATATCGCCGCTTTTAACCTTAGCCCAAGCCTGCTCATTGTCTACTATCATAGATCCGAACCAACTACCAACAGGCGCATCCTCAAAGCCTTTCATTGGCATAATGCCGCGCGAAGGATCGGAAATGAAACTCTCAAATAAGGTAACCCCCTCGAATTGATGGTTAGAATCGTGCATTAAATTGACATTGCTTTGGAATCCTTTTTTAAAAAACTTTTGTACAATTTTAAGAATAGTGTCCGCGCTAAATGCAACATAATAATCGCCGTAAGTAGAATCGCTGCGGAAAATAGGAGTATCAGCCAACATAATAGCACCACTAATAATACGGCGTTCTTCATTTGTAACTTCAAATTTTTGTGATCTATTAAATGCGTTCCAATTCTTTTGTATTGCAGGTCGGTCTACTAATGCAATAAAATCAACTTGTGCATCGTCATTTATATCTTCTGTTATATCCAACATAAATATTGGTAAATCTGTATTCATACCTCTAAATAGTTTTATTTTATATATTTATCATTTATTCAAATCTTGCTCTATTCTGTATCTCATTCTCTCTGCTTTGCGCATCCTCAATATCGCTTTGTATTACATATGCTCTAACAGATCCACCGCTACCACTTCCTCCGCCTGCTGATCCGCCACCTCCGCCACCTCCACCTGTATTAGGCGCACCTCCGCCACCCGTATCAGGCAAAGCAGCACCACCACCTCCTGTACTTGGAACAGATCCCCCGCCTCCTAAATCTGGAGTAGTAGCAGTACCTTCCGCCGCCGCTTCATAGTTTTGAGCCTTAATTAAAGCGACCTGCTTATATCCAAATACTAATGCAGCAGCAGCAGCAGCCGCACCCAATACAGGACCGACAATAGGAATTATAGCAAGAGATTGATATGCTTGCACCGCCGATTGTAGCGTTCCAATAATAGCTTGTGCAATTTGTGTTTTCTTATTTTGCTCAAAATATTTCTTTCTAATCTTTTCTTCTTCTACGGCATTACCTTTTACATTTTTAAGGTCTTGTTCCATTTTAGCCTTATTCAATGCGCTTGCAGCAGAGAATATATTATTAACCGCACTCAATACACTCGTAGCGTAAGATAAATATGTATCTAATTTTTCCTTATTACTTTGTTTTAATTGTGCTGCATATTTGCCCTGAATAGCAGCAGTTTGTTTTTGAAATTCTTCTTCAGATATTTTCTTTTGATTATACTGATCTTGTAAATCTAATAATTCCTTTTTCTCTGATTCTTTTATAATTTCCTCTCTATTATCAAAATACGCTTCAGTTCCTTTAATTAAAGCCTGACTATTTAACTCTAATAATCTTAATTTAGTATCTAATCTTTTCTTCTCTGATTCTAATTCAATATCAGTTATATCATCTTCTGCAGCTTGTCTTAATTGGTTTCTTAATTCAGACTTTTCTGTTTCTGATAATTTTAGAAAGTTTTTATCTTCTTCTAATTCTTTTGTGTCCTTATCAAGTTTAGCTAATCTTTCTTCTTTGGCTCTTGCTACTTCATCATCAATAGCAGCTATCTTAATTTCCTTAATTTTTTCATTAAAAGTATTAAGGCTATCTTGATCCTCTTTGTTCTTTTTATCCTGATCTTCTTTTATCTTCTTATCAAGCGCATTTTTATCAGCAACAAACTTTTCATTATTGATTTTAATTAATTCATCCTTTACTGATTGAGCAACAGATAATTGTTTAATTTCATCTTCCTTAGCTTTCTTATCTATTTCTAATTGCTTTGCAGCCTTAGCGTTCTCGTCTTCTAATAATGCTAAACTCTTTGCATTTTGCAAATCAATAAGCATTTTATTTGCCGTCTTAGTATCTTCTTCAGCTTTTTTCTTAGCTTCATCACGATCCTTTTGGGCTTGATCTGCCGCCTTTTTATTTACCTCATCACGATCTTTTTGCGCCTTTTCAGCAGCCTTTGCATTAGCATCAGCCGTCTTTTTATTATAGTCAGCAGTTAAAACTAATTGCTCGGTTTTTAAGTCGCGCATTTGTTTTTGTTCTTCCTCTGTTAATTTACCTTTTACCTTTGCTGCATTTCTTAAATCATTAAGCTCATTCTCAATACTTTTTTTACTTAATTCGTAAATCTCTTTTTCTGATCCTCCTTGTGCTTTTAATATCTTTATTCTATTAGCAATATCTTCGTTTGCTCTTTTATTAGCAGCAGATAATTTATTTAAGTTTCTTTCAGCTTCACTTGTAACACCAATAAAGTCTGTAAATTGTTCTACTAATGCGCCTATTCCTTTTGCTAAACTACCTAATGGACTACTTTTAATCCAATCAGAAATAGCATCAAAATTATTTATAACCGCACCTAATAAAACAACTAATGCACCGATACCCGTTGCAACAATAGCACCCTTTAAAACTTTAAATCCTGTACTCGTTTCAATAGTTGCCACACCAAAAGCACGTTGAACAACCGCCGCCGTTTTAGTAGCTGCATTATTTAACTCTTGGAATACGGTTGTACTTTTAATAACCGCGCCTAATTGTCTGAATGAATCTATACTTTCGCCGACTGATTGCAAGCCTTGTGATAAAGCCATTGCAGCATTTACTTTAAGCAATGCCTGTTCTACATCCTTATTTTGTTTTCCAAATAAAGCCATCCCGCCCTGAAGCGCACTGAATCCCCCTGCAACACCCGCCAATGACGAAGCCACCGCCTTAAACTTTGCATCTGGATTAAACGCATCTGTTAAAGCCTTTGCATCCCCAATACGATCCTTTAATTCCGCCGCACGCTTAGCCGCATTAATAGCCTCTTTAGACGTAGCGCCAAATTTATCAGACATTAAAGTTACATTTGCAACCGCTTCTCTTAATTGCGTCCTTAAACCTTTAACGGTGTTATCTGTTTCTTCAAATGCTTTGTCTAATTTCTGTACTTCCTGTGTTGCCTGCGAGGCATCGGTCGTTACTTTAATAGGAATTATTTCTTCTGCTGCCATTAATTAGTGTTTATTACTTTTAATAAATTAACCTTTGTTGTTTGATAATCCATTGGATTATATCCATCTATTTTATTAAGTCTGAATAGTACTCCATTGATCCATATATATTTACTGAAATCTAAGTTATAAATATCTAATGTATTAAGATATACTTTGCAGCTTAATAGCTTGCTTTCCATATCTGTAATTTCTAAAAGATACGGCTTATGATATGTATTAAATAGATTATTAGTTGGGTATGTAGTTGCAGGGAATTGTAACTCTTTTGGAACTCCAAAATTTAAGTCAATTGTAGGATTTGAAGGATCGTTTAAGTGTCCCGCATACCCGTATGAAGTTAAAGTTGCTAAAATAGAACCACCACCACCGCCTGAATCACTTCTTATATGCCAACTTGAAATACCTGTTATTTTTTTAGCTATCAAAATACGAATAACGCTATCCATTGGATCTTCTTGTGTATTATTATTTGATAGTTTATAAATTTCACTATGATATTTATCTTGACCTGTATGCAATCTTAATACAGAAGGCGCAAATATAATCTGTGTTGAAGCAGTATCTTTTACAAAATCGAATTCAGAATCATAAATAAAATCTCCATATGTTTGCCCGTATTTCTTTTGATAGTTATCATTATAATAGTCAGAATCAGGCGTATATTTATAAGCGTAATACCTCGCGTTTAATTGCGACATTGGCTTAATTGACATTGTAGATCCTACGTCTATTTTTTGCGACCAATCTAAACTATTAGTAACTGAATCAGAATAAAAATCAATATATGGAGAAATGTTTATTTGTCTTTCGTTTATATTATCCTGATACACATATAAATTAAACATCTTACAAACTGACAAAAAGAAATCCTTTTGGAATATACCTTTTGGTAGGTTTTCGTTTATAGATATAACTCCATTATAGGCTACGTCCACAATCTGTGAAGTGATCTGTGCAAGGTTTATATTCGCACTCGTTATTGTTACTATATATGTATTAGCCGTTACAGGAACGCTAATTTCTAAACGTACTTGATTTGTATTTGATATGTCCCCCGTATAATCAATATTAAAACTAAAAGGATTATTAGCAGAAAAAGTATTCTGTGTGAATGACTGAACCGCTATGCCTGCAATATATAAAGTTGCAGTAATAGACGAAGCCGCATCTGTTTGATACGTTCCGTTTATGGAAGCAATCGTTCTAATTGTCTTAGTGCCATCAGTATAAGTAAATATGCTCTTTCCCGCATTTTCAGTAAAGTTAAGTAAAGTCGTAGTATCAAAAGGAACATTTGCATTTCTCGCCGTTGGTGTATTACTATTAAGTAATATTTGTGATATTGTTTTTGTACCTAATAAAAACCTGTCATTTGTACCTCGTATTCCCTGACTATTATTAGGTATTATTAAAGTCTTAAAAAATGCAGTATTAAAAAAGTCGCAATTTAAAGTATAAGAAGTTCCTTCGAATATCTTTTCAATATATTCCTTTACATATAATGCAGGTCTAAATGTAGAAACGTGAAAGTCATCTTTATTTGTAGACACATCCCCGTAATCAATTAAAGGATAGTAATATCCAGAACCATTAATCGTGTCCCAACTATTTTGTATTGAAGTTACGTTCCAAGTATGGTTATATTCGCTGAAGTCTAAATCCTCTAAACGCTTATTCCCTAATTCTGTAATAAATCCACCTAATTCTCCAAATACGGCGCATTGATATTCTATTACTCCTTTATTAATTACTATTTCAAGAATACGAATTACTCCTTTAAAGATCTGTATTTTATCGATATATACCTCGCACTTAGCCGCTTGTGATGGCGTAAAGTTTGTATTCACATTAGGTAAATCCATATTGTGTTCGTGCGACATACCTAATTCAAAAGCAAATCCTAATATCTTATTATTCTTTGCAGTAGCGGGAATAGATATAGTTCTACTAAAAGACGTATTACGGCTTCCAAAATCCCTAACATCATCAATTGCATAAGTAAAGTCTGTACTTATATCTTGCAATAAATCAATTATCTGATCCTCAATATATATTTCCGTTCTTATCATTATCTATATTGGCTATTTAAGTATTTACCTACTTCTATTTCTAAATCAAAATTAAATAATCCGTCTGCTATTTGATACTTGTATTGATAGTTTGTGTTTCTAATTGTGATAGGAAAGAAAGCACCTTGCACTTCCATATATACAATTGGAGAAGCTACTAATTGAGCAAGCCACGCATAATCCTGATCATCAAGCCAATCAGCCGTTAGGTTATAATAATCAGAATGCTGAATAGCAAAGTTATAAGTACTTTCATTATACTTATTGTAGCTATCTATATTAGTCATTTGACCATTTGATAATTGATAAGGATTGCGCCTGTATGAAGATCTTTGAAATTCAGATCTTCTCCTATTGACAAGCCTGAATGCCATTGTATCGTACCCTCCAAGTCTATTAAGAAAGTGTAAGTTATATTGTCTGTACTTAGGGTTACATATTTGTCTAAATCGTAATACCCTTGTAACGGCTGCTCCAAGCGTAATATATACATTATATCCATAAGTCTGTTCTGTTATTATTGTAGATCCCGCCCAAGTATTAATTGCCGCCGCTTGAAAGTTGAATAGATTAAATTCGCCTGTCATTGTAATATTGCCACTAACCGCCGTTCCGAATGTCCCGTCCTCATTAGTAGGTTGTACCCAAAGTTTATATGATCCGCCTGTAATCTTTAAGAATGTAATAAAGAATTGATCCCCGTATTCGATAGTAATATCGTTATTATCCCGATCGCTTAACCAATCGTCTGTATAATTCTCGATCAATAAATTATCATAGTAATTAGATAGCACCAAAGGAATGTTTCCATTCTCTGTGAATATATCCCCGAATAAAGGAGAATAGTAATTGTATGCTGAATAAGATCCGCTTGCTAAATTAGCAGTAACCGCACCTCCAACCTCCTCGCCTATTCGCACCTGATAGTCTACCTTAATCTTATTATTTGATGCAACTAATACGCTGCCACCAGAAGGCTCAAAGTAATTAGTTACATATGCGCGCACCATTGGGGATGCGTTAAAAACTCCATAGCTTCCTTCCGCACTTGGAGAAGGATATATTTTATTTCTACTAATCTGTGCGCCGTCTATATAAATATCATAAACGAACTTAAAGTTTGTAGTTCCTACATTCGTAGAAGATGCAACGAACCAAAGATCCTCGTGCATACTTGGATATGTTGCGGGAACACTATTTATTGTTATAGCCATTGTTTTCCATTTTATTTCCTATTTGTCTAATTTGTATTTGAACATCTCCACCGAACGCCGTTGCCATTGCAGCATAAAAATCTTTATTGAATACTGACTTTATAGCATTGTCAAAAAATGAAGTAGTTTTTAAACCATCCCTTTTGATAGCCGCCGCCGTCATATATGCAACCTGCATTAGTGTCAAAGGCTTAGGCGCAACATTTTTTAATCTTTTATTTTTTTTCTGCTCTGCGGTTAGATTCTTTTTTTGCGTATCTGTTCGTGCCTTTGCTTTGCCTAATTTATACCATTCCATTATTGAACGCGCCATCTTCTCATTTGGGAACGGGCTTTTATATTGATACGGGCTATCTGATTTAACCTTTTTAGGTTTTGCATTTATACCCCCAAAACCCTTAACCCCTTTATTCACAAACTTATAATAAACCGAAGCAGGATTATCTTTTTTGTAACCCAAATACATTTCGTAATTATTCCCAAACTTATTAACGACAGGAACGGCTAATTCTGCTATCTTTCCTGATCCGATCGATCCGCTTTTTTTTAAGTTCTTAGCAACGGCATCATTAAACATCTTGCCATAGTATATAAACATTTGCTCTGCGACAGGATATTCGGAAGGATCTACCTTATCATAGGATTCCCCAATAGATTGTAAAAACCCGTCCCTAAATGCCTCTGCTTGTGCGGTTGCTTCACTCATATCTTTAAATAGCTAAACCGATTCATTATACCGCACAAAAAACCCCCGCCATATAAATAGCAGGGGATCGCTTATGTCAAAACCAATCTACCTATTTTAATCTTTTTAATTCCTCGCGGTCGTATGAATTTTTAGCTTTCATATACGCCATTGAATTCAGGAACTCTATTGTCTTCATTTCAAAGACTTCTTTAACTCTGATATTTTCTTGGGCGGCAATAAGGTAACAGGTATAATGCCATCCGTAGATATTGATAAAAGATGCGCCATTATATCCGTTTGGCTGCTTGTCATCCCCGCTTTCCTCATTGCCTCCATCATATAATCCTTTGAAATTTCGATCCAATTTTTGTAGACTTGATAAAAAAAAACAAGGGAATGATAAATATCAATAAAGTTAGCCTCTTGCATATCGGCGGCGTATTCCTCGTGCTTACTCGCATCATAATCCTGATCGATCCATTTACCATACCAATTGCGCTTCTGGGGTATTACCATTGAAGCTGCTATCTTATGTAAATTTGGCAATGTATCTTTACTGAATACTTTGCTTTCTATATACCTCGCTGAAGGCATATTCTTAATATCGTAATTGATCCTGTAACGCCTTTTATTTACCTCTATGTAATTGACAGGCTTACCCTCAATAGGTTCGTCTAAAAATTCTAATTCCTTTCTCAATTCGTTTAATGCAGTTAGTGAAAGGCTATCTATTTGATGCTCTGTTAATCCTGTTACTATGCAAAGCCTTTTTACTTCCGCGTCTAATTCAGTCCAATCCTTATCAGGGTTGGTAATTGTAGGCATCAATTGCTGATATTGCCAAAGCGTTAGGTTATTCCATTTCATACGCCGAAGTTACTAAAAGTTCTTGAATATCCTCGTCTGATTCTAAAATTTCGTCAATCTTATTCAGTACATCCGCGCACGTAAAAGGCTGCCCTGTTTTACATTGCTGATCCACCCAATCCCGAAGTTCAATTAATTGTTTCATAGTATAAATTTTTTTAATCCGTTAGCGCTTGACATTATAGCCTCTGATCTTTGCGTTAGGCTTTCGATTTGGCTTTCTAATTCGTCCCGATCCTTTGTGCAATAGTAGCCGTTTGACGTACCCATCAAAGGAAGGATACTTTCCGTCCTGATAAAATTAACTATCTTTCGAAGGCGTGGTTCGCTGAATAGCTTGATCCCGTACTTGTCTTTCTGGCTATTTATAGCGCTTACTATTTCCGCGCCCTTTATAGGGTTTTCTTTCGTCCTTGTACTCAATCCGCGTATGATCAAAGGAACAAGTTTCTTTTCGTCCTCTGTCATCTCTTTCGTGATCTCTTCAAAATTTTTTATCATACTATAATTTTAAAAATACCCCCGCCCTTGACATACCTAAACACCCCTGTTTAAAATGATTGTTGAATTTGGACGGGGATAATATTTTATGAATTTACTTCTTTTTTCTGGATCTCCCTTTTTAGATCCCTTATTTCTTTCTCCTTTAATCCGATCTCCTTTTCTAACCTCATAATCTTTTCTATAAGTAGTTCATTTTCAAGACGTAACATATATTCCTGTCCCATTAAATAGTTATTCTTTGTCATAAAATAGATTTAAAAATGCCGCCCAAAGTTCACCAAATTACTACCTTTGTTTTTTTAATATTAAAAATTCTTCAGGCGGCGTAAGTTTATAATGCGTTTAGTTTGTCTTGTTCGATTAAGTGATCGGTTTCTCTGTCTTGCTCTAATTCCTCTTTAGGCGTTTCTTCTTCCTCATCTTCTTCTTCCCAATCACAATGTTCTAAGCAATCTGGGCAAATATCTATTTCTTGAAAATTAGTGTGCGCACCGCAACAAGTTGAATATGGCATAGTTATAAATTTTCTATTAAAGCCGTTAATAATAAAGCGCCGCCCATTATATACCAGAACCATTTTCCGCTTAGGCTTTCCGCTTTGTATTGCTCGTTTCTTTTTTCCTGTAAGGTTTTTAATCTATTCATAGTTGTATATTTAAAATTGTGCGTTAAGCAGGCGCACCCCTGCGGGGGTTAGTTTATGCTTCTTTTAAAGTTACAAAACTTTCAGTAAATTCTTTAGGAGTACCTCTGAAAAATTCTGTTTGACAATGGTCATTATGATAAGCCACATATTCGATCGTTCTGTCTGATTTAATTATAATATCATATAAATAATCTTCAGAGCATTTGCTTCTACTATGCAAGCCATATACATATACATTGCCCGCGCCG